TGGGTGCTATCGGAGACCGATATGATCTTTTGGACACACTGTTCCGCAAGTTCATCTGGGGTAAAACCACGATTCTCTGTAGTGTTAACCTCTACTAAAGATTCATACTGTGGTACATTTATATCTATCTTAAACATTATTGTTTAACCCTTATTACTTTTCCTGTGCGATATTCATCTGTAGTCTCTTTAGCTTCTCCAAGCATTTTTACACCTGTAATTGCTTCTTGAAATCTTGAGGCATACATTGCCATCACATCTTGTTCACCTTTCATGTATATGTATGCTTCGATCAATGATCCATACAACATAGCCATTTCAGCGTTTTCACTTAACCAAGTAGTTCCGCTATCTACTCCGGCAGTCAAACTGGCAGGACGATAAAAATAATGAAGTTCAGCAGTATATGCAGCATCTGGTGTAGGCGCAAATAAAAAGTGATCTACATCAAACTGTGCATAGTATTTTGGAGCACCTGTTGTAGTAGAGTCAGGAGTATACGTCTGTAAAAAACTTGGATCTTTAAAGTCAACAAAAAACTTATCGCCATCTGTTCCCGCTAAACTTAAAGAAAACGGTGCTAAAAAATCAGAAGGGCAAGTTAAATATTTGTTTGTTGCTGTTGTTGTTGCCGTCACATTTTTACGAAACAAGCTAAGTTGAACATTTTTTAAAATACGTTCTTCAGCTTGTCGTATAAATATGGGAAGATTAGTCACAAAAGAAGTTTCTGTGTTTTCTGTATAATCTTGAATCGCTGTTTTAAGTTGTGCGTATGTAAAGCTCATGATGTCACACTATTGTTATATTACCAACCATAGCAGAATGCACAGTACATTGATAGACTAGGGTTGTATCTGAAGGTTCATGGGGAACAATAAACTGTGTTAATCCTGTAGTAGAGTTGTAGTTTTCTGTAACCCCAGTAGTGAAAGCAGAACCTCCATCAGATGTTCTAATTTGCAAAGGGTGACTCGATACATTTGCAGTGTTATCAATAAGGTAAGTATGACCCTTATAAAAAGTAAAGTTTGGATTATCTCCAGACGTAGCGCCGGGGCCAGTAAATGTATATGCAGATGAACCATTAGTACCCGCTACATAAGTTGTCATAGGGCCAGACACTTCGTCATTTAGTCTAATCCAATTTCCACCATGTGCAAAATACAATCCGCCAGTCGCATGAACATGAGCCACAGCGCCATGATATGTAGAGGCACTAGGGAGATCAGTTAAAGCTGCATAATAAAATACAATCTTGTTTGCGCCAGAGCTAACATCAAATAAACCATTTGAATCAATTATATCAGTAAGAACATTAGAACTGTTACCTAATGCAGCATAAATCTCATTAAAGTTGTCATTTATTTTATCCGCACCTGCACGAAGGGTATCCCCTGTTCCGTCATTTGCAGATGAGCCAATACCTACCGTTTGTTTTGCCATCTTTTATCCTTCGTCAAATGTCTGTGATGTTGAGTCTAATGTAACTGATGTACTATCGAAAGTCTCTGCATCATCAGTTACGGTTACGCTACCAATTTCACCAGAACCCGCTACTCCTGTAAGAGAAACTTGAGCACCAATTACATTTACTATAACCGTGCCAACAGAACCTATCGCAACTAAATTGTTTGCAGGAGTAACCCCTGGAATCTCTTTAAATCCTACAGGATTATATCCATATTGAATAGATCGTTGTTCTGATAACCCTGTTTCTGGTCTGGGACCGCGTAATGCCTGTGGGTCTGGAAACGCTCTCGGTGGAAACAACTGTGGATGCTTTGGCTCAAACTCATCAGGACCGACTTTTGCGCCAGTCCACTCTGTCTTCATGTCACGAAGACGGTAACGGCGACCTGATCGATCTGATATACCATAAGCATGTTTGCCACTAGCGTATGCCATTAGACCCTCAGATAACTTAAACTAGGCTGTAACTTCAAAGGTGTTCGACCTTGATCCTCGTCCGCTGCACGTTGGAACTCTTCCTCATATACCGTCTTCAACAACTGAATACGGTCTGGTGCTCGTTTCATCGCCATGTAGTAAGCTAACCCCGCCACCATACAAGGATAAAAACGAAAAGGCATGTCAGTAGTATTAACAAGAGCGTCAGCATCTTCTATTCTTCGTACATAATAATAACGAATTTGATCAGTAGAGTTTTCAGGAGTAGACCACAGATACATCACAGGAGTAATCTGTCGATCTAACCAAAACTGACTTGGTCTACCTTGAGTAGATTTGTTTGGAAGTGTTGCGTAATCACCGCGACTAATACGTTCTATCTCATAGTCTGTGCTATCACGACGAACAACCACATCCAAAACATCAACTATATCTGCTGCTAACGTATAAGAAGAAGTGCCTTGTGTGACGGTAAAATCAGCTTCTTTCACCGTCCACAAGTTGAGACCACGATTAGCCCAGTCTGCAAACATCAGATTCATAGACCTACGAGCCGTCTTAGCATCATACCCCGTGCGAACTTCTAGTCCACACCTCTCGTATGCTTCTTCGATTACCTCTGCTACATCGAGGTTAAAGTCTCTTGAACCTGAAGTTGCCATTAGTGATCAGTCCCCATCTTTAGTCCAGACATCTGGACATTAGTGTTACATCCACCAACTTTTCCGCCGTGACCAAACTTAACCTCGCCACCACGCATCATTTTAATTTTATTGGGATCTTTTCCCATTTTTTTAACCACGGCAGGAGCTTCTTTAGCTAAAGCTGCTAACCCTGGTTCTTTGGATTTGCTAATCGATTCCATCACTTCTTAGCCTTTACCTTACCGCCGCGCATCATTTTTACGGGCTTGGCTTTCACCGCGCCGCCGCGCATCATTTTCTTTTTGGCTCCAGTTTTAACTGAACCACCACGCATCATTTTCTTCTTACCGCGCATCATTCCTGGCATATCAAGCACTCCTTTTTCTACGCATTAAAATATGACGTTTGTAATCGTCAGGGTCGTAATTCTTATAATAACCTAGTTTTTCAAGTTTTGCAGCAGCATTTTCAAGTTCACTCCAACGCTGTACAAATACTACCGCCTCTTCTCCCATATAAGAAAGAAGCCATAGATCTAATTTGGATTCTGAAAAAAAGTTGTTTAGAGTCATGCATTGTTTTTCTAAAATTTCGTAGTCATCTGAATACTCGTAGTCAAAAAACATACAAACTTTATGTTTATTTTTATGGAAACGCGCACACTCGTGCAAAACATCAGGCCATAAGTTATGTGTAATTACAGTCTTTACTTCGTTTTTTACAAAAGCTTCCAAAGCAAAAGGGCACGAAGCAACACCGTTGTTGTACTCCGATGGTTTTGCTAATTCTTCTGCCCACTCACGAATCAAAATACCCTCACTAAACCACCAGTGGCTTTTTTATTCTTCCAACTAATTCTTTTTGATGACTTCTTTTTCTTTGCAGCAGACGTGCATTGTGCCATAGTAGGGCGACAGGCAGGATAACTCCGTCGTTTTTCTCCTTTTTGGCGACCACAGGGCTTGCCTGTCTTACAGTCCACCCACCCTTTACCATCGTTTTGACCAAACCATTCTCGTAAAGAGTTTTTCTTTTTCTTAGCCATCAGACTATCTTTGTCCTCTTGCGTCTAGATTCCTCAACTTGTCCGCACCCCGAAGCTATCATGCCTCCATCTGTATAACGATTACGAGCCGGACGTTTGGGATTATCTACCGCTGCAATCAAACCACCAGTGGCTTTCTTAGTAGAGTTTCCCCAGTTTTTTGCGCCCACCTTGCGGCACTTTGATAACGCCCCCGAAGCGTAAGCGGAGGGCCATACCTTGTAACGGCTTTTTACTTTGTGATAACAAGCGTCTTTTTTGGTTTTCTTTTTTGCCATTAGTTATCCTCTTTGATGGAGGCTTGGATACTTGGAATGAGGTTTGTGCCCTGCTTATCAAAACTAAACTGCCTTTCTTTTATGTCTTCAACAGCATCAACAAGGTGATCTATTTTAACATCCATGACCTCTGTTCTTTTATCAACCGATATAAGAGTAGAAACCATCCATGCTACACCACCAGTTCCTAATGTTACAACCGCGCCTAACAATAGTGTTTGTACTGTTTTACTCATCTTACTACCACATTTTACATGACCAGTACTTGGCCTTTAATTTATCTAAAGTTCCCTTGTCACAACCATGACGGGCGCGAAAAGACTTACGACGTTTTGGGTTTGATTTCTTAATAGTCATATTGGCGTCCCCGAATCTGACTATCTTTTCTTTACCCTTGTCACATGCTTTTACAACAAACTTTTTACCACCAGAAACCTGACGTTTTGGCTTGTTGCACTTCATTTTATCTTTATCGATCTTAGCCATCTTATCCTCAGAAAAAACGGCGGCTTTTACACCGCCGTTGCTTTAACCAAAGAATCCAGTGATTGAATCAACATTGGTGAGCGTCACATGACACTCATCGCTAAAAATCATACCATGATCTGGAATAGTAATCTGGTTATCATCACTCGTGTGAAACACCATGGACAATAACGTTGCACCACTCGAACCATTCTTGAACACAACAGCGGGGGAGCCACTAGAAGCAGTCTTTACATAAAACGCTTTTAACCTAGTTCGACCACCCTGTAATGTGCCAGTCGCCGTAGCTGTCTTTGCAGAAATAGAAGCAGCCATAATGCCCTCCTATTAGCCAAGGTTATTGTTTTGAGCATACAAAATAGTAACGCGAACTTCACCCGCACTTGTTGCAGCAGAGTTAGTTACCGTTAAACGAATGTCCGCTGTTCCAGTGTCTTCCCACGCTAATGCCGCACCTGCTTGAGTAGTCGGATATTTACGACCCGCAGTTGTTCCAATAGCAAATGTGTTAAGGATAGATGTTGCACCGCCAACGGTGTCTCCAACACTCAAATTAGTAGCTCCACTTGCCGCTGTAATAACGTCAATCACACAGTCAATTATCTGAGAGTTTGCAGGAATAACTACCGATGTAGTGTCTGCTGCAATCGCACCATTTGATAGATCCGCTGCAAATGTCTGAGACATTACAACTTGACCGACGTTTGCAACGTCGCTTCCAAGAGTTGTACCAGTAGTATTTCTGATTGTTCCCGCTTTAATCGGGCCTGAAAAAGTTGTTGTACCCATGTCTATCTCCTGTCTTGGGTTAGTCAGCCGCACCATACGACTGTCAGGGATAAACTAAGTGTACAGAACTTTTAAACAAAAAGAAAGGGGCAACCGAAGTCGCCCCTATCACGGAGGAGGTAATCCCTCCTTATATCACAGTTTACGCTCCAGGTGAACCGAATACACAACGTGGATCTGAGAATCCAAAGCTGTAACGCTCACGAGCTTTAAAGCGCATGTTGCCTGTGTCAAAGTCTGCTTCCATGTTAGTGGATAGCGGAGTACGCTCAAAGTGGATCATTCCACGAGGAGCATCTGTCATGATAAAGAACGCATCAGGATCTGTTAGGAAGTCGTTGACGGCATAACCATCAGGCAACATACCCATAGATCTTAGTGCGTTTGTATCATTGTCCGCTGTACCAACACGAAGGTTAGATACCATCAGACGTTCTGCAACAAATTGCAACTGACGTGGGATGATTAGTTTCAAACCACGTAATGCAACTTTAAGACCACGCTCATCAACAAAACCTGCAATGTTGATCAAAGCATCTTCAAGAGATGTTTCGTTCAAGTCAGCAGCAGTTGCAGGTTCGTTGGCAAACGTGCCACCACTTGTAAGTGGGTGGTTAGTCGCACATAAAGCAACGCCGTCACCGCCTGCGGATGCGCCTGCGGTAAATGCATTGTTAAGAACCGCAGCGGCCTTAACTTGCTTTGTGTGTGCCATTGAACGAGCCAACGCACGAGTATAACG